GCAAGTAGCGAAGGGTCGGTGACTCTTGCAGCCCGGCTTCGTCAAATGACAATCCGTGCATGTTCTGCCCAATGGCAGACAGCGCCTTGGCCTTGGTGGACCGGAAGTGGACCTGCGCTCCGCCCAGATCGGGAGCGAAGGTGATCCATGCGTACTCGCCGCGTTCCTTCAGGCCGCCCTTGGTCCAGTCCACACCCTCAGTCTCGGTAGCCTTGGCGATCTTGTCTGCACCACCAATTGCAATGGCCCACGGACATCCCTTCTTCTGTGCCGGGTGGCTCCCCCCGAGAAGGTGGATCATCTCCATGAAGACCTGCTCGGCAGGCGCCTGCTCGACGGCGAAATGCCAATGGTGGAATGGCAGGGTCGCCCAACGCGCCAGCTCTGCCTGCGAGGCGCCCTTCTCGGGTGGCTTCAGCCCCGTCCGGTACACACACTCATGGAGAATGATGACGGCAAGCGCGAGGGTCTTCCCGGCTCGGTTGCCAGCGGCCACCATGATCCAGAAATACTTGGCCCGCCACCGGCTGTCCGTGCGCTCAATGTATGCCTCCATCATGCGCTTCTGCCCCGGGTGCAGCCGGATGCCGAGGAAGACCCGCGCGAAGCGGATCGGGTCCCAGCGACAACGCTCGAACTCCCTGACCCAATCAACCCGGGGTTCGGTGCTCACCGTTCTTCCCCGCTGCCCCGTGTGTCAGATGGCTCGTATTCCCGAACCTCTGGAAGCTCTTGTTCTTCATCGTCACCGGACTGTAGCATGGCATTTCGCCCACCCGAGATAACCTTCGGTGCCAGCCCAGCGTTGGCCATAGCCTCGAACAGGCCCAGCTTCAGGTCGCCCTGATCCTTCTCGCGCCTGTCGCTGAGCCCCTGTGTCTTCAGGATTGACCCGATGGCGGACTGCATGTCCTTGCCGAGGATGTCCACGAACTCGGACCAGTCATGCTCAACGAAGCCTTCCTCGTCCTTGTGCTCATCGTTGAGACTTGTGGCTCTCTGCTTGGCCAGCGCGATGCGGCGCTCGAACTCATCGACCTGCATCCGCTGAATGGCCAGCACGCGCTCGCGCATGGGGCGCTCGGGCTCGACCTCGACCTGCCGGACGTGGCCCTCACCATCTGCGTGCTTGCGCAAGTGGCTAATGATCGCGGGGCCGGACGGAGACCCGCCGAGGACGTTCGACATGGTGAGGGCGGCCATGCCACCATTCCAGCCAAGCTCGATCAGGCGGCGGCGGTCTGCGTTCCGGCAGACGAGGCAACGGGCATCAATTGTCATTTCGGGACCCCAAGGATCGCATCAACCCGCCCGAGGCGCAAGTCAGAGGGCCGGATGACCACGGCCGGGATACCACAAAGGTTCAGGAGTTGGAGGTATTCAAGTTGCCCGGGCTCGAACTCGCCGTCCTCCCGCTTGCACTCGATCGCCAGCGCTCGGAGCTGGCCCTCGTGGAGCATGAACAGGTCGGGGAAGCTCTTGGCGGTGGACACGAAGATCGGGCTTCCATCGGCGCTGAAGGCCGCGATGCCCTTGCCAACGTGCTTCACGTCCCACCCGCGCCGCTTGGCCCGGCCAATGATCCGGTCTTGGAGCACTCTCTCGGACATTCGACGGTCCTGACACCACTCAACCCCCTGTCGGTGCTTCACCGGCCTGTTGCAGGAGGGGCAGAAGGGGGAGTTGGCCTCCGCGACGGCCCGAAACGCCGCCTTGGCGGCCTTCGGGTCCTTTTTCACCATCTCAACGGACCGTCGGAGACGAAATTCTGTATTGGAGTGTTGAGTAGTGTTCATTCCCCGTCCTCATCGACGTCTGAGGAGTTCTTCAACCTCAATCCGACGTAGAAATTGCCCGCAGCACGGGCTTTCTTCACGTACTTGCGGCTCAACGCAAGCCCGAACCCCGTCTGAGACATCTTCTCCGTCGCGTTGCGCTCGCACCAGCCGTCAAACGCCTTCCAGAGTTGTGCAGCGGAAGCTTCGAGGTCCTTGCCGGAGATGCACGCCTCCTTCACGAACCCAGAGACCGGGTCGTTCTCGTCAATGTACGCCTTCGACCAGTCCGTCACCTTGACGGTCTCCGGCAGTCCCATGTTCAGGTAGTCCGACGCGGCCCCAGCCAACAGGCGCAGCGCGCCTTGCAGGACGGCGGTCTTTTTCAGCTTGTCTTCGAGCCCCTTGTCGTCCCGTGCGTCCCGGTAGTCTTGCTCGAACCAGATGATCCGCACCCGGCGCTGCATGGAGGGGCCGACGTCGTCGGTACGGGGCGGGTTGTTGGTCAGGAACACGATCTTGTGGGTCGGCTGGAACGTCTTGAACGTCTTGGAGTGCAGGGTCCGGGCCTCGATGTAGTCGTTCCCGGTGTGCGCCTTCAACATCTCCTCGTTGAACTGCCCGCCCTGCGGCTCGGACATGTAGGTGAACCGCGCGCCCTGCAATTTCAATAGCTCCGGCCGGGGCTTGTCGCTTGATGACGACCCGAACCGGGTCCGCATGTACAGCGTATCCGGCGGGGTGGCGGCGTAGTCGCCCAGCGCCTTCGCGACCGTCCGGGCGAGCACGCCCTTGCCGTTCTGGCCCTGCCCGACCCACATCCAGAACTTCTGCTCCCGGTTCGTTCCAAGCATCGAGTAGCCCAGCGTGCGCAGCAGGTACTCCGTCATCGCGGGGTCGTTCGACATGATGTCGTCCACGAACTTCAGGAACGGGGCCACGTCAGCCTTCGCGTCCCACGCCACACCAGTCGTGCGGCTGATGAGCAGGCCGGGGTCGGGGTTGGGTTCGAGCTTCAAGGTTCGCAGGTCGAGGACCCCGTTCTCGAAGCCCATCAGCTCCGGGTTCTGGTCCCACTCGTCGCCGGTCATTGCAATGCCCTGCATCGAGGCCAGCATCTTCAACACGTTGATCTTCTTCCCGGCATCGAAGAGCACGGAGTAGAGCCGCATGTCGTCCTTGTCCCGCACCCGCTCGTGGTCGCTCAGCCAGAGCATCATCTTGTCGCGGATCAGGTCGAAGACCTCCGTCTTGCGATCGGGCGCCCAGCGGATGCCGTTCCAGATGTGCCACAGGCTGGTCGAGTGGTCGTACCGGACCTTGTCGCCCAGCCCCAGCGGCCCCGGTTGGGACAGCAGCCACGCAAAGAAGTCGTCGCGCGTGCTGGGGTGCATCGCGAAGGGGATACTGGGCGCATCAGCCACGAGGGGCTCGCTGCTTGTAGGCGCCCCGGATGGTGTCTCGCGCTCGATTGCTGGGGTGTCCACCCTTGATTGCGGCCTCCAACAGTCGCTCCATCGCCACTTCGCGCGGCACTCCTTCTTCTCGGGCTGTCATGGCCGCCCAGTGTATGACGTTGTTCTGGTTGCCGTCAGCAGCCTTCTCGATGGCTCGCTCCAGACCGGCAGTCTGGTACTCCCAGACCTTCTCCCACTGCCACCATGGTACGCCCTCGGCGGGCTTCATGGTGAACACGGTCATCTGTTCCTTCTCCGGCCTCAGCTCAGCCGATTGGTCTGACAGTGCGAAACGCTCAGCCACGCCATGCGGCAGGGGGTCGGGCATGAAGCGAGTACCGCCGGAGACCAGCGACGTGATCCACGAGTAGACCGCGTCTGGTCGTCCGGCGGCATCGAAGTGGAGGGAGGGAGGCGCGACGACATATCCGCTGAGCCCCTTGAACAGAAGCGTCCTGCCGGGGTCCGGCAGTTGGCCGTCCCCGATCCAGCGGTTCCGATCGGCCCCGGGCCACCAGAACCAGAAGTGAAAGCCGTTCTTTGTCTGCGCAACTACCGTGCTCTCAGTCGGCTCGAAGCCAAGCGAATTCAGTAGCGTAGCTGCACGCTCCGTGTCCACATCTGCAACCAGAAAGTCCGGCGGGATGAGGATTGCAATGCCGGTGGTGCCAGCTTCGGTGGTGAAGGACCGCTCGAACCCTTCAATCTCGGCCGGAGACTGAAGGGTTCCGTGAAAGCTGTTCTCATAGGACCACTGCCCGCCGTGAACGCGGCTGTTCGGCCGCTTCCCGGTCAGGGCGATGATGTGAAGACCAGCCGTGACGTATTCGAGCGCGGCGGCCTGAAGCTCAGTGGACACGGAAGTACGCCTCTCTCTTGGTGGTCGTGGTGGTCATCAGATCATTCGCCCCCCTCTGCTTCCCCTGTTATCCCTTGCGTTAGCACGGGTGTCCCGCTGAAGCAGAGGGGGGCTAGTGTCCGGGTCTCGTTGGTTCCCCGGGCGTATGGTCAGCCGACCCGGCGCTTCTCGATGAACGAGAAGAGGTCGGCCGCGAGGACGATGTAGCCGCGCCCCCGCTTCGTCGGCTCCCGGGTCGCCAGCAGCTCTCGCCTGCGGATTGCCCGCCTGATTGTCTCAGGGTGGCACTTCGCCTGCAAGGCCGCCGTGTCTACCGTGAACCTACGGACGTTGCCCACCCGCATGGTCGGCACCGGACTACTTCTTCGGCTTGGCCGCGCCGAGGAACGCCTCGATCTGGGGCCAGCCCTTGGGAGTGTGGCTCACCTGAATGTTGACCTCGCGGCCCGCGACAGCGGACAGGTCGGCCGGGTTCTCCGTCGTTGAGTCCAGCCAGAGCTTGAACTCGGACGAGGTGAGGATGCCCTTCAGGTGCGCGTACGCGGCGGACTTCTCGTGGCTCGACATGTTGCGGGTCATCGTATCGAGGTTGAACTCTTCGGTCGGGTCATCCGCGTCGGGACGAACGTCCACGACCATGACCGGCTTCCGGTCCTCGTCAAGGACGGTCGCATTGAAATGGAAGCGCCCGCCGTCATCGACCTTGCCGAACTTGTCCTTCGGCACCGCCCAGTCCTCGTGGACCCGGTACGTGATGTCGTTGAAGCGCGCTACGAACAGACCGTCTGCGATCTGTGGCGCGGACCCCGCTGACGAGGTAGGTGATGGAATGTTCACTGGGTGGGTCTCCTTTCGACCTATGTTCCCACATTGTAGAGCACTGTTGTGGAATGTCAAGCCCTAGCTCGCGGATTACTGACGTCCGATGGATTGTCCCGGTGGAGGGTTCGACCAGAGATGTCCCCCTGTGTATGAACAACCCTTGTTCATTCACTAG